TGCCTGGTTGTCCATGAATCTATTCTCCTATATTATATTGTTTTTATTACACTAATAAATATAATATATACGGCGAATTTACGAATCAAAACGAACTAAAAATGAAATAGGTAAATCTTTATCATTTTTAATTGGATTTGAAAGTTTTGCGATAGCCATCAACTCATTTTCAGGATTATAAAGACCTATATTAGTAACATAAGTTCCAAATTCCGAATGCGTTGTGAAATTTTCGTAATAATTCCCTGTATTATATGAAGAAGAATACGAACTACTGGCCGGGGGTAATACTAAATCAATAGTATTTTGATAATCGGGTGAGCCTTTTTCCCAATCTTTTAATTTTCCATCATAAATATATCTCGCTCCCTGTGGTATGTATATACTACCACTTCTACCGGTAACTACACTTGGATTTGTAGTACCTGTAAATTGATATTCATTTATATTACACATATATTGATATTCATAAGAAGTTTTTGATGACTCAAATGCAACTGAAAATCCATCTGTATCTGTTTTAAGACTTGCAGAATAATATAAAGAACCCGTATCTGTGATAGTAATCACACCGTGTTCATAAAATACATTACCAACAACACTACCTGTCTGTGGACTACCACCTGGAGTTCCTGCTGCAAAACTTGCCGAATACTGATTATCATAAAGTTGTCCGTGACCATCATCTCGTAAATCTAATGTGGCTTCACCACTATCGTCAAGAATTTTAACAGAGTATGGTTTTATTTCTTCACCAAAATACTCTTGTGGAATTGTTATAACATTTACCTTACCACCAAGTTTACGTGGATTTATTGTACCCCAACCAGAATCCTCTCTGCCATGCGGCCATTTTCTACTCCAATTCCCACCGGCATATAAAGGATATCGTGTTTCAGTAGATTTAGGATTTGGTATGTTATCGTACTGATAATATAAATTTCTAATTTGAAAATAAGTTGGGATTTTAAAGAAAGTTCCTGCACTATACCAAGTATGCCAAGGATGACCATAACTTTTAGAAACAGAATTATAAACTCCAAAACTTTGAGATGCTGCCGAACCCGTGTCAAAATTATGTACACTTCCACTTATTCCCTCAAGACCAAATACACCACTTCCACTATCAAGATTTGTAAAGGTAAATTTTTTATAAGTTTTGAATGTTTTGATTGACCTGTCATCAGAAGATATATCCTTAAACATTGGAATCTCCTTTAGTAATCAAGTCTTACTTTGATAAGTGCTTCAGTATTCGGGTCTTTTTTGAATGGTTGACTCAATTTTGATACTGCTAATAATTCATTTTTATCATTATAAAGTCCAACTGTAGTTATATAAGTAATTGGTTCTTTAATGAAATCATTATTAACTAATTGTGCATTTGAACCCGTGAAATAAGATGGATTTTGACTGTGGTTAAATTCAAAATTTGGAATTCTACAAAAATAGAAAGAACTTCGTTTCCTTTCTTCTCTCCTCGATGCAAAATACGAACCACTTTTTATAGAATTGAATATCTTTCTATGATTATAATCATTAGATGATGCACTTGTTCCTACTGATTGAATAACACCACCTGCTCCCGAAGCTGATACTGATGATAGAGAGTTAGGATTCAAGACAATCATACCCATTTCTGGATAAAATAAACCAAATGAACCTGAATTTGTTGCTGCTGCTGATGCAGACGCGGTAGTATATACTCCATCTGCAATTGAACCAGAAACTATATTAAATTCTCGTTTAGCTGCACCAATAGTTGGATCTGCAGTAGCTCCACTATCGTCAATCAACTTTATAATACTATTTCCACCTTCACCACTTGAATTACTACTTCCACTCATCAAATGTAATTCCCAATTACCTGGATCCATTTTTTCTCTATAACGAGCTCTGTTACAAACAATGGCGAAAACATTGTCGCTATAGTGATTTACTCCTGATCCTCCATGAAAATTAAATTTTAACGTTTGTGCTGGAAGTATAACTTGTCTTAACTGAGAATATATTCCCTTTGAAGGATTCGTTGTTCCGGCAGTAGTAGAACCTTCTGAGCCAGAACCATTAACATGACCATATGATACGGCAAACTGCACATCTGTAGTTTGATCAGTTGTCGTATGAACATCATAATAATATTTTCCATTATTGGAATCTTGGATGGATCCAGTAAAAAATGTGGTTAAACTTGTTGCTCCATCTGTCCACATTGGTTCTGCAACAGTACTAACTACATTTTCTCGCTTGTCATCGTCTGTAAAAACTTTAAAAGACATTTAAGGTTCTCCTTTCCTTAAAAGTCTAATCGAACTTTAATTACAGCTTCTCTATCTTTAGACTTTAATAGGGGTTGACTTAATTTAGCTACTGCTAATAATTCATTTTTACCGTTGTAAAGTCCAACCGTAGTTATATACGATTTTGGATCTTGAACAAAAGTTGAATTTTGTAATTCAGCATTTGAACCTGTATAGTAAGTCGGGTTTTGACTATAATTATACTGGTCAGATTTTACTCTACAAAAATAATGAGAAGATTTAATTTGTTCTTCTCTACGGGCCTGGAATTTATTACCAAGTGAAATAGCATCAACTAATTCCCAATTAGTATAATCATCTGTACCACTTGAACGAGTTAATGTAATTCCACCTGTTCCACCAACATATGAACCAGAAATTGCTTCTGCGTTCAATACAATGATACCGAGTTCTGGATAAAAATATCCAAGTGAACCACTACCACCTCCTGAAGCTGCTATTGCAGTAGCGTGTGTTCTCGAAGTTCCATTTGTAATAGAACCACTAACTATATTAAAAACTCGCTGAGATGCCTTTACAGATGAATCGGATGTTGCTCCACTATCATCAATTAGTTTCATAATATTCGATTGACCACTTCCACTCAAATGGAGTTCCCAGTTACCTGGATCTATCTTTTCTCTATACCGTGCTCTGTTTACATTGATTACGAAAACGTCCTTTGCTTGGTAAGTTGTTCCATCGCCATTAGCGTTGAAATTAAATCGAGTTTCACTCGATGCGTTTTTTATACAGATATTTCTGAATTGTCGATATATAGCCTTTGATGGGTTGTTACCCGCAGAAGTGGATAAAGAACCACTTCCTTCGATATGTCCGTATGCTACAGCAAATTGGACGGCTCGAGTAGCATCACTACCAGCTTTATCATAGACATCAAGGTAATAATCACCACTACTTCCACTTTGTGTCGAACTTGTATAGAACGCAGTTAAAGTTGCTGTTCCATTAGACCACACGGGGGAAGATATAGTACTTAATACATTAGTCCGTTTATCTTCTGCAGTTATATCTGTGAAGAAATTGCTTGCCATTGTTTATCTCCTTGTTACATATAAATATGTTATTATTTAAAATCACTAATTTTTTGACGAGATTTATCTTCTTTCTGTCTCTCGTCCATCTTTCTGTCTTACTTCTTGTCTTTGTCCTTGTCTTTGTCCAGTTCACCTAATGGTGGAGTTTCACTGGGTGGACTAAATCTTGCAGGTGTACCATTTTTAACAACAATATCAATATACTGTACTGCTCCACTTGTCATTCCTGTTATTTTTAATGTTGTTGATGAAATTTTACTTAAATTTTTTGCCTTTAAACGGACTCCTCGCCCATATAAAGTTTTTTCCCGGCCAATTCCATCTTTTGGTATTTGTTTTGCACTTAACATATAATTTAATTCTTATTAATATCCACCGCTATAGTCCCCATCTCCACCCGTAGTAGATGTTGCAGTAACGATATCACTTTTAGTGTCAGAACCATAATTGTTAGTAGTTGTTAAAGTAACTTTGTATTGTCCTGATGCAGCATATTCATGATTTGGATTTTGTTCTGTAGATTTTTGACCATCTCCAAAATCCCACAAATATGTTAAATTATCTCCCGTAGATGTATCACTAAACTCTACGGTTAAAGGTACATTTCCTGATATTGCCATCTTCTACTCCTCGTTTTTATTTATAATACTGGTTCATCATCTTCACCACCACCACTTGACTCTTGAACCGCCGTGATCAAACCGGTTTTAGTGTGAGTTCCAACATTATTAGTAACTACTAAAGTAACCGTATACTCTCCACTATTTGTATATACATTATTTGGATTCTGTTCATTAGATGTCTGTCCATCACCAAAATTCCATAGATATGTTAAATTATCACCTATTGATGTATCAGTAAACTCTACGTTTAAAGGTGCAAGTCCCGAAGGATGGTGCATTTCAGTAAAATCAGCGGTTGGTGGAGGTTCTGGTGGAGCTGCAACACTCATAATAAAATCTGTCATTGGTACATCACCTTTTGCGATACCCATAGTAAAATTTGTTATTGGAGCAGTAAATGGATCATACATCTCAAATAAATTGTCATGTTCAAGAAAAAATTCATATTCTTCTGTTTCACCATGATTTTCTGTTGATGGAATTATATCAATAATTTCATTTCTACTCTCCAATATCATCTGATCTAAAACATTTGAAATTTTAGATCCAAAAGGTATTTCTGGGGGGTCTATTATAAATGAATTCATAATTTCTTTTTGATTCACAAATGATTCAAGTACTGGCATATTTTCTATAATTCTACCCTCCAAATTAGATGCCTGTGTTTCATCCCATAAACCATAATCGATTTCATCATCACCAAGTGCAAATTGTGTAATCACATAAGAATCATCAGTAACCCCCGAAAGTGCGTTTGCTAAAATCTCTCGTCCCCTTTTAGTAAAATGTGCAGTTACAGACATAGTTGTTTTATCTAAATATCCCATATTTATTTCCCATCTCTACGGCGTCCTTGTTGTCGTTCACCTGTATCTCGTTTGCTTGTTTGCTTTTGTTCTTGTTTTTGTTTTTCAGTTGTCCGTCCTTGATATAAACTTTTTGGACTACCACCTCTAAATAAACTAAATTCTTTTTTTCTGCCTCGAAACATATTAAAACTTGTAATTGGTGGTGTTACATCCGCCGGTTCTGGTGCCGTATCAAAAACTATACCATCCTTGAACAAAAAATACCTCATATTTTCATTATTAGTAACCATTGGTTCTGTTAAAGGTTGGTTATCAATCACCTGTCCATATGGTTTTACAAAATTTGAACCACTTGGTGTAGTATCCCACAAACCATAATCTATTTCATCATCAGATAATGCAAATTTTGTAATTACGTGTTCAGCATTTTGATTTTGACCAAATACTGCAGTCCTTAAATAATCTATACCTTTTTTAGTGAGTATCGCATCAACAGTTAAAGTATCTTTATTTATAAATCCCATTATTAAGTCCTTTGATCTTCATATCCAACTTGAACCCGAAGAACATAAACTGCTCCTGACATTTGACCGGTTATTATAATTGATGTTTCTCTATCAGATGTCATCTGCCTTGCCCTAATTGTTGTAATTTTATTTACAACTTTTTTACTCATTCTACCACTTTCTTCACCATAAACTGCTCCAGTTTCTGGTAAACTATCGAATGTAGGAGCAGTCGTTGGATTTATTGCTCCAATTCTAATATCAATCACATTATTATTCAACACCAAATAACTATATTTTTCTGCTGAATAAACATTGTTTGCCCCAACGGTTGTAGGATTTAATGTCATATCTGTAAGTGTCCATCCATCATCATTCACTATAGACTTTAACTTATTACCGTTTATAGCCTGTGTAATATTTTCTATATACGGTAATGCCCGCGTTCCAACTGGTTGTGTAATTAATTTATACTTCATCACAACTTCTGGATCCACACAAGGTTCTAACATAGGAGTGGACTCTAAAACGGCCCCATAATAATCTGATCCTTTTGGATGTGCATGATCCCATAAGGTATAATCTATCTCATCGTCCGCTAAAGCAAATTTAGTAATATTAAACTTACCATCACTTTTTGCAAGATATTCTCTACCTTTCTTTGTTAATACTGCATTCAGTATATACGAAGTGTTATTTATAAATCCCATAAGGACTCCTTTTTATAAATAAAAATTACTTTTATTTATTATGCAGATGTTGCGTCGTCAGCTGGTCTTATACCTGTAGCTCTATGTGTAATAGTAACATTAAACTCTACAACTGCTCCTGAACTTTCTCCGGCGACAATTATAGAAGTTTTTGCCGGTGAAGATGCAGATGAAATTTTCTTTGGATATAATGCTATTGCCCCATTTAATGTAGGTGCAAAGTTATTACCTCTACTGTGGGTGAATGTACCACCATCTGAAACTAAACATCCTTTTATTGTTTGTGAAAGATGTTGTACTGACTTTACAAATGGAAACCATTTGTCTCTATCAGAATCTTGCATACCACCTGAGGGTGCACCACGACCGGGTTTTCTCTTTTTTCGATTACCACCACCACCCAATGAAATAACTGGGTACTCTTTATTTGGAAGGGCTTTGTATAGTGGTGCCAATACTGCCACAGTAGTATCCAATACTGTCAGTGTAAACATTTCACTTCTATATCCTTCTTCGAAAATTGAATCATCCCCACCAACATAATCTATTGTAAGATCACTATTATTAACATGACCAACACCAAATGTTGTTCCCAAACCAAGATAATAGGCCGTGTTTCCAACTCGGACTCTTGTTCCACCATCTCCTGATACATCATCGGCGTACCACTTTAGGTTGTTAAGAGATGTTTGTGTGCCCGGATTTTCTATTAACTTTGCCATTGCTTGAACTCCATCTGTCCGTGATACAAGTTTATATTTCATAATCTCGGAAGGATCGTTGAAAGGTTCAAGTGCTGGTAAATTATCAATTACTGCACCATAGAAATCTGTACCCTTTGTATGAGTAGTATCCCATAGCGAGTAATCAATCTCATCATCACCCAATGCAAATTTAGTAACATTAAAATCTCCACCACTTGACAATATTTCACGACCTTTTTTTGTCAATATAGCGTCTAATGTTCTGTTTGAATTATTTAAATATCCCATTTGTTTTTCTCCTATGTAATATGCGGATTTTTTATAATTTTATAAGATCATAATATAACTTATTATTCTTCTCTTATAAATATAATCTTTTTTTGTTTTTTAACATTTATTCTTATCTAGCAACATCCAATGGTGTAGATGGTGAATCTGTAGTTACTAACCTTGTCGGTGAAGTAACTGTTACATCTACGGCTGGTGTTTTATCTCTATATCTTCCACCCTTATCAGATACAGTTGTTGTATCAGTTTGACTACACCCAAGATAAAAAAGTCTTTCCGTTCCAAGTGTATCATCCCAACGATTGTCTAAATCGGTAGTTACAAAACTTGATGAATAATAAATTCCCAAAGATGAACTCAATGAAGATGAATAATAATATTGAATCTCACGATTAAACTCTGAAGTTACATTAGTTTCAACTCGTGGCATTACCACTTCTTCAAAAATTAATTTTTGACTTCCTTCCTGTATAGTTGAATTATAATAATCATTTCCATACCAACCACTTGTATCTCTATCACCTATACCATATAATGATGGTCTTTCTAAAATATGTTTTAATACAAATGAACCCGTTCCTCTTGCATTTTCTCCAAGAGTTTCACTTGGTGCACTTAATGAACTAAAATCTGCAGACATCGATACACCAGATCCAGTAATTTGAGTTCTACCATCAAGTAAATATGGATTCCTCAAATTAATATTTGATATCATATTTATATCATCATATAATGCAGAAGCTGAAATAAATGATCCACTTTCTTGTGTATGAGAATTAACTCTATATGTATCTGCATACTGCATATTACTTTCTAATGGAACATAATCAGAAGATGCGGAAATAAATGAACTCGTTTCTTGAGTTAAATAATTAACCTTAAATGGATTACTATAATTTAAACTTGAATCAAGTGGAACATAATCAGCTGATGCGGAAATATATGACCCTGTTTCTTTTGTATGAAAATTAACCTTAAATGGATTACTATAATTTATATCTGAGTCTAATGGTGTATATTCAGAAGATGCTGAAATATATGAACCCGTTGCTTGATATGGACTAATACCAAATTCATTAGACCAATTTATCTCTGAATCCAATGGCATATAATACGAAGATGCTGAAATATACGAACCTGTTGCTTGATATGGACCAATACCAAATTCATTAGACCAATTTATCTCTGAATCCAATGGTGTGTACCTTGCACTTTCAGAAATATAATATAAATCTATATCACTCTTAAAATGTGCGGTTTCAAAAGTAGGTTTTTTTCCTATAATTACTTTATCTCTTTCAAGTATAGTAGGTTCAATAAGAATACCAACAGTTGCATTTGCCCGTGCAGGAATTAAATCTCTAATCTGTCTATATAATGAACTATCATAATATTTTAACAATCTTAAATAATCCCAAAAGTTATTTGGTCCTGAATATTTTTGCCAATATAAATTTCTTGCAGTTGTCAATCCTGTATATTGTTCTTTATATTGGTCTCGTGGATCTCCAATATATTGGTCAAAATCAATATTTGGTAGTGAAGATATTATATCTTCATCAATAACAGCCGTAGGTGAGAAGAAAATACCAAGTTTATTAGAATCTACTGGTGCGTTATCATAGGCTGGAATTGTTATGCTTTCTTTAAATTTTAATATAGGATTAGCAGATTGTGCCAAATCTAATAAAGTATCATTTTCAATTCTCAATTTATTAGATGACTTCATACTTGGTCCCAAATTAGGAATTTTCATCTTTGTTTCATCTACTACGGCTGAAAAATGATAGTCTGATGTGCCACCGGCATAGTTTGTAGGTGTGGCGGATGAAGTAAATGATTGGTCTGCACTTGCATCTTGAAACCATTGATTGGCAGCTACACTTAAATCTTTGTCATCGTCAAAAGAATATCGAGTAACCATATCCATATATGATGCAGATGGTGTATTACCATCAAATGCCATTGGGGAGGCCACATGATTGTCAAATGCTGATTCTGTAAGTGGAGTTGTCCAAAGTCTAAATTCCATCATAGAACCACTAAATGATTCTCCGAAATATGTATTCTCTTGAGGACCACCTATTGTAATTTGTCCACCACTTCCCGTCCATGATGCATTATATGATTCTGATGTTGCCCCCGCAGAACCACTTACTGCCAATGTCGCAGTAGATTCTAAAAATATCTTACTTCTACCAGCGTCATACTTTTTAGTATATAAACTATAAACTACATCTTGACTTGGTGTATCATCAGATAAAAACTTACCAGAAGCTGATGCTCTTGTTAACATTACGGAATAAAATTCACCATCAAAAACGGGGAAAGCAGACGAACTTGTTTCTATGTATCCTTCACTTCCACTCAATACAAAAGATACACGACCATAGTTATCAATTGAACCATTATCTAATAATCTAATTGCCCAATCATCACCTCGTCTTACCAATACTTGATTTGATCCTGTAGCAGCTTTGAATCTAAATTCTACGGTATCTGGTAATCTACTTGTTGATCCACTTCCAGAAACTACTGGTAACCAAGTATTAGTGTTAACATATGTATTATTGCTCGCCCCAAAGAAATTTAATGACTTGGTAAATTTTCTTGTTGTAAGAAATTCTGGAGTTTGACCTGATAATTTAGGTCCCCCATATTCCATAACTCGTAATATAGTTGAAGGAATACCATAACAACTTATCAAACCTTTAATTGCCCGTGCAGTTCCTTTTGTCTTTAAGAAATAAGGCATATTATTTATAATACGACTCCAAATTTCTCTCGATATATCTCTATCCGAAGTTCCTGAATAAACCCACGGCTCTTCAGATCCAGTTGATTCCATTCCAAGAATATATCTTTGCATAGATATTAAATCTTTTCCATCTTGTACTTCCCAACCAAAAGATTGTGCTACTGGTTTTAATAAATCTTTTGCAACCCCTTCTGATAATTTATCACGTCTATCGTAAACATCTGTCATAGATTTAATGAATACCCATATATCATCAAAATGATGTCCAATCATATCTACAAATGTTAGAAAGACATCATTCTGTGAATCATCTTGGACGAATGTAGGTAAGTGAGTTTTTAATCTATTTTTATTTGCCCTATCATATGCAGAAGCAGAAATTATTTGGTTATCATACCAAGTCGTTGATATTGATTGTGAAGTTCTTGTAAGAATATATGGATATGCATAACTTCCAGAACCACCTCTCTTGGGCCAAGCATTATCGTGAAATAATCCAATAGATTGACTCGAATACGAAGAACTTTGATTAAACATATACTTTTCAAATTTATCAAATGAATTAATCATCAATCTCCGTTTCGTTTCCCAAGATTGAATTTGTGTCAATGAACCACTTACTGGAGTAAATGGTGGATTAAGTGATTGTGATCCAGATATTGTTATATATGAACCACTGCCCGGTGCAGCAACTACTCCTATTGTACCAGTAGATCCGCTTCCGGCACCGGCCAATGAAGCACTTCTATCTGTATACTGTTCTATTAAATCTAACTTATATTTAAAGTTTTTAACTCGTTGTTCTGCTGAACTAAAATGTATAAAATTCTCAAATAAATTAAAGTCTACATTGATATCAGCACTTAAACTGCCACTTATTACTTCATCTTCTAATTTATTCTTAATATCAGAATTTGAAGTTGCCAGTTCAGTATAATTCTTGAATTCTGTTTGACCAGTTCCTATCGGACTCGTAACACTTTGAAATTCTGGAGTTCTCAAAACTACATCACTAACCCATTCATCTACAAATGGAATTAAAGTACAAGTTTCTTCTATCGGTGGAATCATTTCCCTAACTACGGTAACAAAATCATGATTAACTATATCATCTGGTAATGGTTCATATAATTTATACACAAGTGAGTGCGGATATTCAGGGTATGTTTGAGTATCAATTTTAAAATTAGTTATTACATCATATTTATTTGGACCCAATTTTAATAATTTACCTAAATTTTCAGTACTATCAGTTGGATATTGAATGAACCATTTATTGAAAGCGAGAAGTCCATCATCTGACTGTAATGCTTCAAGTGGATAATTTTCTAAATCATGTCCAGCCTCCGTAGCGATTTCATTAAAAGAATTAACAAGAGTAATAGTATCATCATTAACATTAGCAATCTCTCCTCTTAACGATCCAAGTATAGGTTCTGCACTATAAACAGACGAAGTATATTCTACAGAAAATTCATCAAATGTACTATATGACCGAATATTATCACTATTATCGGAAATGTGTCCTAAACTTTCAGCAACACTATTATATCCACCCTTAACTGTTAAAGTATTTCTATCAATCCAACCATCAATTTCTGCTACAAAATCTCCAAATACAGGAACAACAGATATTTGTTGATTATCAACAGTTATTTTAATTTCTACATTCTCTACCCATAACATTCCTTCTGGTCCTTTATGACCATAAACTACCAACCAAGATGGTTGAGTTAAATCAAAATCTCCATCAACAATAACTGAATAACTAACATCTTGCCAATCTCCCGTAGTAGTAGGAATATATCTTAACCATTCTCGATCCTTTTGAGTATTTTCTATATTAGAATATGCGTTAGTTGTTTCAACTCCAAACGGACCAACTGGTACATCATGTTGAGAAGTATCTAAAGTAAAGTCAAGTGTATCTCCACGTTGAAATCCCTGAATCCCACTGGTAAAAGTTAACACTGAAGTGGATAAGTTAATTTCTTGTAAAGTCAAAGTACCAGATATACCTCGTGATGGATTAGAAACAGCTACAGTCATATTAGGAAAGGCCTTACCAATTAATTCAGAATTATTATAACTTACCAATTGGTAAATTGTATCATCATTGCTCCGCATTTGAAGTGTACCAGTAAGTGTATTTTCTAATGGATCCACATCACTTACTGTGGTGTTATAATGACGAATACCAACTCTTGCACCTTTACCAACCGTATCAGATTTTTGTCTCCATGAAATTGTAAGTTGATCACCAACTTCTACTCCTTGTGCAGCCATAGTATGTGGTAACTTTTGTGAAAGCATCATTTCTCGATGTTTCAAAGTTTGGTCAGCATCAGACGAATTGCCTGTTTTATAATCTCCTACATAATATTGATGGTTCGGTGAATCAAATCCAGAGTTTTGGTCTATAAATTTCATAGCCGTTTCACCATCACGTCCCTCTTCAGGAACAAATTTAGCGTGGTGTCCTACCCAGCCCGAGTGCCAAAATCTCTGACCTTCATCATTAAAATTAAAATTTTGAAATCCATTAGACCAATTCTCTGGCCAAACTGCATCAGTTCGTAAAGTTGGATTTGGATAATTCCATATGTAGTTACCAATATCACCAAGTGGATTCCATTCCCAAAGTTGTTGTCCCTCTACTTCATCTGTATTTCCAACCCATACGGCATTAGATAAAGTAGGATCTACAACCAAGTCTGGATTGACTTCTTCTGACTTACCGAGTGTTTTCCAATTAGATCCTGGTATTTTCCAAACTCCTGGTAAATTAATAGTTATCGTTTCATCGGTTATTGGATCTGTATAAAAATCTACACCAGGATCCCCTGTCTTATATTCCGTACCACGATAACTTATTTTAGATATAAATCCATTTGGTAATGTTCCTAAATTTGTAGTATAAAGTTTTAATTTATCATCTGAATTAAAATTATGAACTGTGTATATATTAGTTTGGTCTGGATCTGTTGCTATTCCAGAAATTATTTCAATCGTTACGTTCTCTACCCATAACATTCCTTCAGGACCAAAATGACCCTTTACATAAATTTTGTCAGTTTTAGTTAAATCCCAATCTTCATCAACAACACCTGTATAATTAACTTGTTCCCATTCATCTACAGATGTACAAGGAATCATTCTTCTAAATTCATTATCTGGTCCCCATGAAATTTGACCATCTTTATTAAAATGTCGTAATCCAACTTGTGCACCTTTACCTTGTACATTAGTTTTTTGCCACCAAGAAATCTTTATAAAACTTCCTTCTTGTATTCCTTGTGATGCTAATTTATTTGGTAAATCTGCATAGACAAACATATCTCTATGTTCTAATGTAGCTTGTGCTCCTGAGTTATTTCCTGTTCCATTAAGTCCATCATAATCTTGGTGATTTGGTGATACAAATTGTGAATTCATATCAACAAATTTAATACAAGTACCAAATTGACCTTCATCTCGTACCCATTTTGCATGATGCCCTACCCAACCACTATGCCAGAATAGCTCACTTTGTTTACTTGAGTCACCTCCCCAATGAAAAGGATTAAAACCATCACTCCAACCAGTTATACCAACTGCATCTTCATATGTAACAGGATTGGGATAATTCCATATACCATCAACAATATTATTATTTGGAAGCCATTGCCATACTACTTCATTTGTATCTTCCGAACTCCAAATCCATTTAGAATCTTTAAGTTCTGGATCTATTTTATCATCTGTTACTTCTCCGAGGTCTGTCCAATTCTTATTTTCTGCATCTGTTATTTGCCAAGTGCCAGGTAAATCTACAGTTAAAGTTGAACCTGCAAAATCATCATAATAATGTTCTTTATCTTGATCACCTGTTCTATATTCTTTACCTTTATATGTTACTTTTGAAAGAAAACCACGTGGTTCTGTACCAAGGTTGGTAGTATAGAGTTTTAATTTATCAGTTGGTTCAAAATCATCAAGAGTAATTGTATTAGTTACTTCTGGATTATCTACATCTGAAACTAATGTAATTTTTGGTTCACTTACCCACAATATTCCTTCTGGACCAAAATACCCGTCTATACGAAATAGGGGCCCGATATTTCTATCTCCATAAATTGAAGAACCCATTCTTGAAAGGTCAAAATCTTCTTGAACTTCAAATGTATATTCTGCCTTCTCCCATTCACCCTCTTTTGATACTGGAATAAATCTTAGTGTGTTTCCAACGGTGGTAGTAGCTGAATCCCAAAATACTCCATCAATTGGTGCTTCTTTTTTCCAATATCTTATATATACTCTGGCACCTTTACCAACAGTATCAGATTTTTGCCACCAAGAAATTTTTAGTTTATCACCAATTTTAATTCCTTGTGATTCAAAACTAAAAGGTGGTCTTTGATCAATCCACTGGCCACGATGTTCTAATGAAATTGGATGATCTGCACTTCCATACCCCCATCTATTACCATATGCATAATTGATAGTATGATCTGGTACTCTATTTCCATCTATATCAAAATATTTACCATTATAATCCGGATGATTTGGATTTTGAAATTGTGAATTTTGGTCTATGAATTTCATAGCAGGACCACCACCGTGACCTTCACCATTAACCCATTTTGCTTGATGACCTAACCAACCCGTTTTCCAGAATGCATATGCTCCTGAACTACTCCAAGAATGTACTGACAGACCAGAACTCCAAGCTACCGGATGAACAGAACGAACATTTAATGCTGGATCTTGTCGTTTCCATATTCTTTCATGTACATTAACGGATGGCTCCCATTCCCATCTAAGTTCTCTATAATTTGGACCAGTCCATATTACCTTACAATCCTCTAAATCTTTATGTACTTTACCTTTCCATTGTTTTACCTTTTCAGGAATTCCATAAGTTTTTGTTGGTAGAAATATATTTGATCCAAATATAGCTGTAGTATCAAACCAATCATATATATCGTCACCAAAACCAAATTTCCACCATTTGGCTCTTCTCCTTAAAGTAAAGGCTCTTGCATCCCAAATACCATCAGTTGTAATAGAAATTTCTTGGTCATCATCAGATTGATATTTTGATTTTGGATCTCCAGTTTTATATATTTGATTATTATAATATATCTTGCCAATGAAACCGTTTTTTCCACCCGTATTCTCTGTTAAAATTCTTAATTTATCACCGTCTACAAGAGAATCTAAAGACCATTCTTTTGATTCCTTCCAATTATCATGTGTACCAATTTGAATTTCTTCTCCGTTGGGTCTAAGTCTATACAAAGTATATTTAGTATCAACTTGTAATATGATTTTATTATCTGTAGTACTATGATACGGACTTGCTGTAGCACCCCACTCACCTTCATTCTTATTTTCTCGGATCTCACTGCCATCAGGATTAATTAATTCTAAATCATCGATTTCCTTAACTTCTTCAGGAATACCATATTCACCAATTAATTCTTCTATTCCATCTGAATCTATTCTATATAATCTGTAAATGTCATTACTATGTATAGTAACAATTAATTCATTGGAATCGGATTGGTTATCACCATGAAATGAACTTTTATGAAGTTTCTTCTCTTCTATAACTATCTCCGGGGCCATTGAAGGTTCTACTGGTATTTCATCTACTACTGTAACATCAACTGGCAAATCATATCTTCCTACTTCTTCCTCATTACCGTTTGAATTAACTTTAATTAATCTATAAGTATCATTGGCCTGTAATGTTATATTTAAATCAGTTGAATCCGTTTGACCATCACCATGAAATGGACTTTTATTAAATTCTGTTTCACTCCCCTTTTCTCTAATAATTGATGCATCAGAATTATCTGTTGGTATCCCATCAACAATAGTTCTATCAGTTTTTACATCAAATGTTTCATCCGTAACAATAGCATTTTTAATAGTAAGAACACCACTTTCTCTATTGTCACCAGATTGCATTAACTCAACTAATCCTTCTTCATCACCATTGAGTGTTGCAGATACCGTATTATCGTCTATAAATTTAATTAAACCAGTAGAAGGGATTTCGAGTTCTTCGGGTCTTTCTTCCATCATATATGAAGTTGGTAACGAAGTTGATGAACCAGGTTCACATTGAATGTCGGTGTAATATCTATTCCCAGACAATACAGGAGTACCAGGTTTTTCTGCACCGGCACCTAAGTACCAAGATAATTTTCCTGTTCCTTCTGGTGGAATAATTATACGACTATATTGACGCTCCCAAGTTTTACCATCAACAACCTTTGTTTCTAATACCGTTCCTACACCACTTATTGTTATTCCATTTACATTATCAGTAAATGCTCTTGAATAAAAATGTGCATCGGTTCTACCATTCCAATCTTCATCGTGATATATCCAACAACTCAATACATAAGTTTCACCGGGTATAACCTCAAAGTCCATTTGATATTCAACATCTTTAGTTCCACCTTCTCCCCCAGCTGGGGAAGTTAATAAACACCACTTACTATGACCTGGATTAGGAAATTCAACTACTTCATTTTTTGGATTACTATCGGTTTCTTGAACAACACCGTTACCCGAATTAAAATGACCATTAGTTGCCAAATTATCTGATGCTGCCGCGGTAATAGTTTCTACTACTGGAGTATAAGTTGATATAGTTTCGGGAGATTCTTCATAATCGATAACAAAGGCATCTCGTATAATAAGAGTCCCACCTTTCATTAATTCATTTAATGATACTTCTTGTCCACCATTAAGAACCCAATTTACTGTAGCAGATTTTCCAGTATCATCAAATGTTAGTGGGGCTTCACCATTTACATCTGCTTGACATAAACACGTATATCCTAATAATCTAAATCGTTCATTCGCATCAGCATCATTTATTGCTGGATTTGGTCTCAGTCTTATTTCAGTTCGAGATGGTGATATTTCTTGTAACCAAAATTTGTCATTTTCTGCGGTAAGTTCTATTTTCTCTTGGGTATCTGGATCTATTACAGGTTTACTCACCGAACCTGCGTAAAGCTTACCATCTGTATCTAATGTAAATTCTCCATCCCAAATAGTTTTATCTTTTTTGACAAATTTAGGTATACTACTGCCACCTATTTCTCTTAAAAAATTAAATACTATTTTATATGTACCACGTTCATATCCCATACTCCTCACATATTGACCTATATCTAAGCTCTCTGGTAATGGGATTCTTATTGTCGCACTTGATAAATAATTATCATCTGTGTCATAAAGACAAACTTCAATTATGTCTGTTGTAAGAGAACCAAATGGAGCAACAGGATCACCTTCATTTAAAGAATTAGCTAATTGCACAAGAGGCAATTCTGTATCTTTTATTCTCGATAATTTTCCTGTTTTTGGATCTATTGTTAGTTGTTTTTTAGGCATTAAAATTCCGTAAATTCTCTATCTAATATTTTATTAAGTTCTTCATTTTCTTCATAATCAAAATATCCATCTTCATACTCAATAGTATGAAAATCACCGTTCACATAGCTTGTTCCATCAGTTCCTTGTCCCGGAATTATTCGTTCAAATAAAAGAATATTTCCAGAAACTGGATCTCTTAAAGTTCCATCTGATATATCTCCAGATTGGATTCTACCCTGAACCATCTCTGAATATTTAGCCTCATCTTCCCTTGTAAGTACTTGATAATATTCGTTATTTTTTAACTCGTCTTTTGAATATGGCATTTTTTATCTCGTTACTTTAAATGAATGGTTTTCATCGAAATATTGAACTGTTTCATCTGATGTTCCGCTTCCACTTACAATTTTATATTCTATTCTATAAAATCTTTCCGACTGTAATCCATTCATCCAAAAATTAAAATAATTTCCTGTAGAATCACAACTAATCAAAGAACCACTCCCATAAGGTACAAGTATATCTTCTGTATAGGCATCTTTAATCTGATAGTAGGTACTTCCACTTGGTAAAGTTTTTGCAGTTATATATCCTGTACTATATCCAGTACTTGAATATGATTTTTCAGGATAGCTTTCTCTACCAACAACTCTAAATTTTACTTTTGAATTTTCTTTATATTTTGGTTTTAATCCTCTCATATAAACAGTCATATCTTCTAAATTTACAGATGAAAGTGCTGACAAAGAACCCGTTGCCCATTTTGAATCATTCCAAACAACTTCTAATTTTGGCTGATAAATTGTATGTGTTTCTCTACTAAAAAATATAAAATGACCATACCGTGTCGCATTTCCTTCCTCAACATTTGAATTTGTATTCGCTATACTACCACTTCTTTTTAACATAAATCCTTCATTTGCAACTGTACCATGTAACCATCTCCAAGTAATATCAGTTACATCCATTCTTAAATCTTTTGATTCATGTGTAAAAGATTGTGAAGCTTCATATCCACTTCCACTATACCAAGTTCCACCAGAAGCTGTTACTGGGGCCCACCATTGGGTTTTATCAGTTGCGTTATCTTTAAACTTCCAACTACTACCATCTGTAATTGCTGGGTTTGCTTTAGCATATCCAGACCCCATATCCCATGATTGACTTACAGGATATCCGTATAAAGTTTGTGATATATTTAAATCTTTTGAATTGGCGTCATATAAATTTAAATAAAATTTTGTAGCTGAGCCTGAAGTAATTAATCCACTTGCAACAGACGATGAGATATAAGTCAAATCAAATTTGATAAGTGTCCGTGAAATATTTATAACACTGCCATCACCATTCATATCCTTTCTAACTTCAAGTATTGGGTCCATACCAGAATTCATACTTCCAGTTCCCTCATATAAAGTAGTATCTTTTGTTGCGTATTCAAAATAATGCATTAGATATCTCCCATCACCCTACCACGAATATCACTATCAGGGTATTTAATTTCAAATATTGCAGGATCAACAGGTGGATAAATCACTCCATTAAAAGTTGCACTTGCTAAATCATAAATATTATTAGAATATGTATTTCCAGATTGAGTTCCCCATTTATTAGAGAAAATAACTAAGTCATCTCTACCATCATTAGGTTTAACTATAGTTGCCACTCCTTCAACATTCAATATTTCCGCAACTACATCAGCCAAAATTATCGGTTGATTTATTTGCCACTTATCTATGTTAAAATATAATTTTACAGCTGTAACGCATTTTAATAATACTTCGTTCTTATTAAATCCCTTTTTAGTAAAAATTGCAAAATCAAGACCAATATTACATATCCAGGAGTCTTTAAGCTGAACCGCATCTGTCATCATTCTATATTGACTTAAATATGTTTTTATATTTTCTTTAACTGCAGAATTTAATCTTACTAAATGTTTTTCTTGGTTATATCCAATAGTGTACATATTTAATGCCAAGGGATTAGATTGAAATGTAGGATCGGCTTCATTTTGTCCTGTTGCCGCTACTTGTTCATCTTGTATAATATAAACTTTTGCAACATTACCATATTTAGGTGGTAACGAATATACACGAGTTATATAATCATCCTTTGTTACTGCTCTACTTTGTGCTTGAAAATATGCAAGAGCATTTACCTTAATCTCTTCAAGAGTTTCCATTCCACTTCCCCCTGAAGCTGGTTCTGGATTGGATACAATTACAGAATTTTTAGTCTTTGATTCTATTGTGGTATCTAAAGATACTGAACTATCAGTCTGTGCATCAAAGGATCCAACATTAACTATAGTATTGGATGATGTATTGTCATCACTTCCACCACCATAAGAATATTTAACCGTAAGAGTTGTTTCTACAGGAACCTGACCATAAGTTTCCGTATTTAAAAAATTAGCTGGATCAAATGATGTATCAAGAAAACTTGGTGTTCCTGGTAATGAAGAACCAACATTGGATGGATTTGGAATTATTTCTTCATCATTTCCAGAAGAAACTCCCGATCCGAATCTCATTTCAGTTTTTCCGTCTGGTCTTATATATGTTTTAAATCGTTTAGATGTCTTTACTAATTTTAATAAAAAGGGTGCAAAATTTCTACCCTCTACCAAATCTGGTGAATTTAAAGATGTATTTTCCGAATCTGCATATACCGTATCTTGTGCTAAAAATGGAACTTCATACCATTTATTTCCATCACTATCTGTTACCGAAATTATTTCTAATACAGGACTATTTCCAAGTGACACTCTTTTATATTTTTCTGCCACTCCAAAGGTTATTTGTTCCGTAATAACATTACCACTAACTGCCTTTACTTGCTTTTTCAATAACCATTTTGTAATATTACTGTCATTATCTACTTCAAAAATATCTTGAGATCGTGGACTAAATGAACCAGAATCTCTAAATGTTATATCATCGGTTGTTCTAAAAGTTGTTCCATTAGTTGATATTGCTTGCATTCCTGCAGGAATTGTAAGACAATAATCTTCATTTGGTTGTCTTTTACCTTCTGATATATTATTGGGATCGGATGGGACTGTTTGGAACACATCAAGTATTACAGATGCAGCTGAAGCCTGTCTTGGTCTGTATCCATATCCTTGTGATATTTCATATATGGTTTTCTTTTCTTCTGCAAAAGATAACATACTTTCTTTAAATTGTTCATCAATATAATATGATAAAACATCACCTACATATGATGCCATTTCAATGAACATCATACCTGGATCTGATTCATTAAAATCGTTATATGTATTTGGAAAGTATGTCTTTGCAAACTCCATTAAACTATTTCTAAAAGAAGCAAAATCCTTATTTAAATATTTTACTTCTTTACTTACTGCGGTAGTAGCCATTAATCTTCTCCAATAATTTTAAAATGTTGAAAAATTATCCACCAGATTGTACTGCTGATTCAAATTGTTCAAAATCAATAGAAACTTGTTCCGTCGCATCGGGTTGAAACGATAACCCAAATTGTATAGATACATTAATTTGATTTGGATTTCCTTCTGGATGTCCAACATTAATTTTTTTAATAGTTATATATGGCAACCATGTATCAATGGAAGTTTTAATCTCATCCTTTACCCTATCGTCTAACTCATCTGTCATAGGTTCAAAAAGTAAATGATGAAGTGTTGAACCATATAGTGGTTGGCCTAATCTTTCACCTGGAATTGTCCGTAATAAATTCATAATATTCCACTTGGCCTGCTCAATAGTAGTTTTAGTTTGTTTAAAATATCCAGTATCAGAATACCCCATAGGAAGTTTCAATCCAATAAATACATCTGGATTTAAATCTTTTTCTCTTGCTCCCATTTTATTCTCCTCTAATTTCCTAATGCCTGCCAATAAAAAGAATGGCTACCATCAATGGATGCGTTTCTATTAATCTGAAAGTTAGTAGTTGAAATACTTGTGACGGGAAGTACATCTACTACATCTCCATTTCTCCTTTGAGTGACAACATTAAAACACGCGTTTGGAAATACCAATGGAAACTCAAAACTTTGTATATCATCTGAGTTCGAAGTTGCAGTTCCCCATTGTAATATAATACCATTTGGTAAATATGTGTATCCATTAACATCCGCTACACTTTCCTTTATAGACACATTTCCTTCAAATTTTGAATCTCCTTCAAAAGTTGTATCTCCCAGTACTTCTAAATCATCTTGTACTGATACTTGACCTCGTAATACAGTTTCATCGTGAACTTCCAAATTTCCTTCAACTGTCGAATTGCCCTCAACTACAGAATTATCCGTAATTTGTAAATCTTGTTCTCCAATTATATCACCCTTAACTCTTAAATCTGCAGATGTTTTCGCTGGTCTTGGTAATCCTGGTATTGGTGGAATGGGTATCGGTGCTATTAATACACCACCACCTAATATTGTTAGTCCCATTACATTTAATCCAAGTCCAACATTATGAAATCCAAATGTATTAGAAGTTTTTCTGGTTATAAGATTTCCTTTTACATCAGTAGTTTTACCAACCGTTAATTTTTTATCAACACGTAAAGTTTCTTTAATTCGTTGATTTTTATTAACTTGAACATTACCTTTAATAATTTCATTTTTATTAACAATTAAATTTCCACCAATTTCACCATTTTTTTCAATTTTTAAATTTTGACCTAAAGTTAAATCTTTAGTTCCCTGTATGTTTCCGTCTACTATTAAATTGGTGGGTGTCCTTGTTCCCGCGGATTTCAAATTTACTGATCCACGAAATGTGGATGACTTTCCATTTACAGTTAATCCACCACCAATTGTATGATTTCCAATCACACTTGAATTTTTCTTTACAATATTATTACCACCTATAATAATATTATTTCCAACACCTACACTACCTTTGACTTCAAAATCCTTATCCATAGAAAGTTTATTAAATTTAAAAATAATATTTAAACTATCAAAAACTTTTTTAAGAATCTTTAATTTCTTTCCTTTGTCTTTATTTGCTCCACCAAAACTTTTATGTTTTCGTAACATTCTCATTAAAAGAGTTAGTTTAGCTGCTGGTGGTTCAACTTGAGTTAGATTCAACTGACCTTTATCATTTAATGTCAAATTTCCTGGCATTGAATCGGGTTCTAAAAAAGATTTATTACTAAAGATTCTTATGGGATCCATTCCAGTTAAATAAGAATGAATCGCATCTGCATGTTGTTGTGCTGCCTCTGCATTCTTTTTTCTTGATTGTTGTTTATCTTCTGCCGATAAATCTTTTATAATTTTATCATTTTCAATCTTTTCAAGTTTATACTTTAAAAAATTCTTATCTAATGCCATTTCTCACCTCTTATGGACGAAAATTTGTCCCACTCTTTTTCTGGTCTATTGCTTTCATAACTGCTGAATAATCTCTCGTTAATGCATTTGTTACATGGTCAGGAACTTGGTCAACCGAAACACCAGCTCTCTTTATAGAATCTACCGCTGCTATTTCTCGTTTCTTTTCCTTTACGGATTCAGGATTTCCTAAACCAGTTTCTCTCGCGAGTAATTCATTCACTTTACTACTATCAAAAACTCCACCACCCATAGTTTCATATCCACTACCATCTCCTTGTGGAACACCACCGGCGGTTTCGTTCAAAACCTTATTAAGGGCTTTGTTTGTTGTATAGTTTACTTCCTTTTTAGGTTCAGTTTTATACTGTTTTCTAATAGGTTCTTTGAACTCTTTTTCGGTTAAGGGGTCTGAAACTAATTCGATAAGTGATGGTGATTCATTCTCTTTAATAAATATCTCATTTACCTGTTTCTTCACTTCTTTACGAACTACAAGTTCAATTATTTTTATTAACTCTTGTTTCTTCATTTTGTTATCTCCTCATAACGTTATATTGAATCCAAATACTCTTGTAATTCTGGATCTGAAAAACAACTATTTAATTCATCAACTTGTTTTGCTAATTCATTAGAAAGTGCTGATGTATCTAACTTAGAAAAATCTGTATCTGCATCTACTGATGTCCAATCTCCACCAGCGGCCTCACAATCGTTTCTATTGGTAAGTTCTGTAATACTACAAAATCCAAACAATTCTCCATCATCTTCTCCTGTACCGCTTCCTGAACCACTTCCTGTACCGCTAGCCATATTATCTAATGTGGTCGCCTCACTTAACATTTGATCGTATAATGTTTGAAGTTCTTTTATTTCTGCTGGATCTATCCATGTTCCACCTGCGGCTTCACACGATGCCTTGTCCGTAGGTGGCTGTTGTCCCTGTTCGGCTGCACATGCGGCTAAAATTGCCATCAATTGTGATTGTAAAATTGGTAATATCATTGTAAATTTTGCCATTGACCGTATCAGTGTAGCTACACACATATCTACAAGAGTCATAATCTGTAACATATCTATTAGTTTTTCTACAATAGGTACTACTGGAACTGGAAATGTAGCCCATTTTAAAATCTTCTTCGCAATTGCCAGTGCCCTTTGAATAATTTTTATTATTTTCATCATTTTTTGAAAAACTTTTACCATTTTCATTATCAACTTTATAGTATCAAGTAAAAATCGAATGGCATCCTTTACTGGCTGCGTACAAAGTTTTTCTGGATCTAATTTTACCTTATCTATAACCGAATCTACTTCTGTTTGAACTTTCCCCAGAATGGCATTTACTTTAGATAATTGTTTTGTTATAAATGCTGTAAATCCGCTCAGATCAAAAAGTTTTAATTCAGGAAGTTGAAAATCAGCGAACTCTGACAACCAATCTTTTTCTTCATCAGATGGTAACGCCAGACCGGTAAGTGGAGTACAAAATGGATTAAGTTCATCGAGTTGTTCTGGTGGTGTTCCTACTGTTGGTTGTGCAGTTGCATCACCATCTCCACTTCCACTACCATCTCCAGTCCCACCACCATCTTCTCCACCATCTTCATCTTCATCACCATCTCCAGTTCCATCTTTTGATAAAGAATCTAGCAACGCATCAATGTCTGCAGTTTCTGGTCCTGCAATTGCACCGTCACCCGTTACCGTATATGGTGCATCATGCCATTCACCATTATCATATACTTGTCCTTGATGAATTTCCGTTCCTGCTGGTACTGATTCTCCTGCTGAAAATATATAAGTATCGTTTCCTGTTTCAGGCCATATTACTGTTGCACCATATGGTCCAGCCACTCCATTTGCATCACAAAATCGCGGCGACCACTTTTCTACATTACCAAAAATACCACTATTCTCAATAAGTTCACATCCAATAATTATAGGATCACCGGGACCCAATAATCTTTTTTCTTTTGCTAAATATTCACATCTTGTAGGCATCTATTTAGGTCCTCTTATTTGTCCGATGTATACGGTTTTACTCTTTGGTTCATCTAATCTTTTCTTTATTGATAATAATGTACTTTTTAATAGTGATGCTGGTACATTAACAGCTATTAAAGAAGTCGGTGTAATTGGGCTTCCTGGTCCACCGAGAGCCGATGTTAATGATCCTGCAAATTCTGATACGGCATCGATAATAAGAGAAATTAGTTTCATTGTTTGGTCACCACCAAGTGCCGGTTGAGTAGCCGTGAATGTTCCCAATTTTACACCACCGTCATCTGGAACTTCTAAAATTATTCCTCTATTTGCTGAAATATCCACACTATGATTTGAAGATAAATACATAGCCTTTTCTTTAGAATTAAAAACTATTCTATCAGAATTCAAAATTATTTGTTTTCCCTCTAATTTTTTGGCAGAAGGTTCGATATAGTGTCTTACTTTACTTTTTGCTGCAAATTTTATTGGTACTACTTGATCCGTTGTAATCCACAGAGAAGAACCATCTTTATTTATATCTTCGACTACTGGTTTGCCTGGTTCAGTTTCTTCTACTCCTTGTCCCGCCCTTATTAAAATATTTGGTGAATTTTCTTTTCCAGTATCTTCATCTTGACCTTCTATTTCTGTTATATTGCTTCCAAATCTAATAGATTGTCCAAACCTACCATTAAATGTTATATCTCCCTCATTCGACAAAAGTTGTCTAATTCCAGAATTAGGATTAAAATGATGTATTAATCTATTTTCCAAAGCGGGATTTAACTTTCCTTCTACATTACCAATATTTGGTGCAGAATTAAAATTAATAGAATTAAATAAATTTACTTTTTGTGTATAATACCATTGTCCAATATACCGTGCCACTATTACAGTTTCTCCGGGTAGGGGATATTCTTTAATATTCGAATCTAATGGTCTAGCAACTATAGTTTCTCTATCATTTTTTCTACTAATATTTAATTTAACTGTTGCCCATCCATATTGAGTCCAATCTGGTTTATCATCGTCATTTAATGGTAAATCCTTTTCATCTAAATTAATTCCCACTACTTCTGCTGGTTCTAATTCATAAAACTCTGGAGTTGCTTGCATTATCTTACTGTACAAGTTTCCAACTTCTTTCATAGTGGCAGGACCGTTAGGATGAACTATATATTCATCATCGCGATTTATCTTATATGCCATTAATTTTCCTTAACTGTTTGTATATCTTCTGTGATATCATCTGATTTTTTTTGTATATCCACAACTACATCGTCTATACTTTTAAGTAATTGTTCTTTTTCTTTCTCTGATAAACCAAACTCTGACTCCGAACCACCTTTGTTTTCGGCAGCAATTAATCGTTGAACAACGGTTGCCAGTTTGACAAGTTGTTCATCATTCTTTACATTTATTTCCAAATACTCTTTTATCATAGGGATTAACTGAATAGCCATATCCCCATCTTTGATAAATGAAGCAACTTCTTTTACTAACATTTCAAGTTGTGTTTTATTATGTTTGGAATTATCATAAATATCTTTGAATAATGATGATAGTGATTTACCCTCAAATAATTCGTAATCTTGACTCATTTTATTTTCCCAGTATTGTATTAAAAATAGATATTATAACTCATAAATAAATATCTAATTACCCAAAAATTGATGCATATATATTGCAAAAGGAAATATCGTATATATTATATTTATTTATGTCG